ATAAATTAACAGAAGAACAAATAATATCAAAGATTGCTGGAGGCGACATGACAAAAGGAGCTTGTTCTTCAGCTTCTTATGCATATATAGGTAATCAATGCGGATATGATGTTACAGATTTCAGAGGCGGTAATAGTCAGTTTATGTTTTCTCAATTTTCAAATATTGATAAAATAGATAATATGCCCGGAATTGAAACGCAAACCTTCAAATTGAAAAAAGAAGCTAGCGACTTAGCAAAGACGTTAAAAGAGCTTAACCTTGAAGAAGGAAAAGAATATCGATTGACGGCAGGCAAACATACAGCGATTATCAGAAATACAAGTGAAGGATTGCAATATTTAGAGCTTCAGTCTAACAATCCAGAAGAAAATGGATGGCAATTCTTTGAGAGAACAAGAAAATATACGATGTTTGGACAAGAGATAGAAGAAAAAAGAACAATGACTGACACTCTTATAAAGCGTTTTGGATGCAGAAAAACTGTTGATAAGGCTAAATATTCAAGTCGAGTATATGAAAAAACAGCATTATTAACAGATGTTGATTCATATAAAAACAGCGCACAATTTAAAGATATTCTTGGATATCTGAATACAAATGTAGGCGCACAGAAAAAGGGAACTGCTGGAGGTCTTAAATGACATTTTATAAAAATGATGATAATGACAAAATCTGGTGGGTTGATAATCCAGACGAAATAGGTGTTTGGGAGTTCTCATTTGATAAAAAGACGGTGTTTAATATGTTTCAAGATTATCCCAAAGCATTAACACCTGAACAAAAAATGATTTTTGATAAAGAAAACCCATTTTGGGCAGACTTTTTCAAAGATAGATCATAAGCATCCTTCGGGGTGCTTTTATTATGGCAACTCGTGCCATTAAAACGAGGAATTTTACTCATAGGAGGATAAAACAATGTCAGAAACTGTGAATCAGGAGACAACAACTACTCAGGCAACTGAGGCACCAGCAACAGAAGCAAGAACATTTACCCAAGAGGAAGTGAACAAGCTCGTTGCAGAAAGACTTCAGAGAGAAAAGGCGAAGTATACCGATTATGAATCTCTGAAGGAGAAGGCTGATAAGCTTGACGCTCTTGAAGAGTCATCAAAGTCAGAGCTTCAGAAGGCTACGGAGAAGGCCGAGAGGCTGGAAAAGGAACTCAAGAGCATCAAAGAGGAACAGTCGGTTAAGTCGATTCGTGACAAAGTGTCCGAAGAGACAGGCGTTCCGGCAAGCTTATTAACCGAGAAAACTGAAGAGGCTTGCAAAGCTCAGGCAGAATCAATTCTTGCTTTTGCAAAGCCAAGCGGATATCCAGTTCTCAAAGATAGTGGAGAACCGCAGAGTATAACGAAAATTTCAGCCCGTGATCAGTTTAAGGAATGGGCAAATCAATTAAATTCTTAGGAGGATAAAGAAATGTCAGGAATACCTACAAATAGAACTAATATATCACTTCCTACTGCTGTCGCTCAGCAGATTATTCAGAAGACACAGGAAGATTCAGCTGTTATGCAGCTTGCAACACAGATCCAGCTTCCGGGCAACGGACTTACAATCCCGGTTATAACAAGTGATCCAACAGCAGCTTGGGTTGATGAGACAGCTGAGAAGCCAGTAAGCAATCCAGGTCTCAGCACAAAGGTTATGAGAGGATATAAGCTTGCAGTTATCGAGCCATTCTCAAATCAGTTCAGAAGAGATTACGCAGCTCTTTATGATGCACTTGTAGCAAGACTTCCAAGAATACTTGCTCAGAAGTTTGATAACACTGTATTCGGTGGAACAGCCGCTCCTGGAGACGATTTCGATACATTCTCAGGCGTTACAGCTCAGAGCCTTGGTTCAGATCCTTACGCAGCACTTGTTGCAGCAGAGACTGATATTGCTATCCATGGCGGACTTTCAAATGGTTATGCAATCAGCCCACAGATGAAGGGGATCCTTCTTGCAGCGACTGATCAGAACAAGAGACCTCTGTTCATTAACAGCGTTGCTGAGGGTGCTATTCCTCAGATTCTTGGAAACAAGACACTTGTAACAAAGGGAGCAATCGTTCCTGGTTCACCATCTGTTGTTGGTTTTACAGGTGACTGGACAAAGGCTATGTATGGAATCGTTGAGGGTGTTGAAATCACATTCTCTTCTGACGCAACACTTACACTTGCAGATAACAGCACAATCAACCTCTTCCAGAGAAATATGTTTGCTGTTAGAGCTGAGATCGAAATCGGTTTCCGTGCCGACACATCAGCATTTAACGCATTCACAGCATCAGGCGTTCCAACTCTCTAAGAGATGGTAAAACTGATTAATGCATTCACCGGCACAGAGATGTGGGTGGCGGATGAGAGACAGGATGAGTATATCGCGGCAGGTCACAAGCTTGCCGCTGATCCAGTCTCAAAGCCTACTGAGGTTGTCGATGAGGAGCCTAAGAAGGTTGTTAAGAAGACAACCGAAAAGAAGGCAACAACTAAAAAGAAATGAGGTGATTGTGATGGCATATGCTACAGTGCAGGATGTACAGGCAAGAATGACGAGGACGCTTTCAGATTCTGAACAAGCTATCTGCGCAAACTTGCTTGATGATGCAGCAATCATCATTGATACCTTTAACAGCTCGGCAAATGTGGATAGCAAGAAGGTTGTTTCTGTCAGAATGGTAATCCGTGCTCTTGGGGACGGTGAGACGAACGGTGTTCCGATGGGGGCAACTCAGGGATCCATGAGTGGACTTAGTTATTCGCAGAGCTGGACGATAGGAAGTGGCGGTGGAGTCGGAGAACTGTATCTGGGCAAATTGGAAAAGCAGTTGCTTGGGTATGGTAATAAGATAGGCTCCCATTCACCACTTGAAGATTTCGGAGGTGCAAATGAAGGGAACAACAGTACAGTTAGTGGTTAAGACCGTAACTTCATACGATGACTTCGGCGCTCCGATCTATACAGATGAACTGGTTGATATCCCAGATGTTCTTGTTGGAACTCCAACGGCTAACGATGTGCTTAACACTCTCAGCCTTTATGGAAAGAGGTTGGCATATACGCTTGGAATACCTAAGGGCGATACTCATGATTGGGTAGACGCTGAAGTGATCATTTGGGGAAAGAGATTCAGAACGATTGGTTATCCCGTGACAGGAGAACAGGCAAACATTCCGCTCCGATGGGGTCAGAATGTACAGGTGGAACACTATGGCTAAAAGCGTACAGATAAAACTTAATAGTGCCGGAGTAAGGGAGCTTCTTAAGTCCCAAGCGATGGCTGATGAGTGTATGACCGTGGCTCGTGGCATTCAGCAGAGAGCTGGTGAAGGTTATGAGATCCAACAACGCAATTATCCAGAACGTACCGGTGCAGCAGTTGTTGCTGTCACGAAGGAAGCAATCCAAGACAATCTCGACAATAACACTTTATTGAGGGCATTGGGCAAATGATAGAAAAGATTATTCTTAATTATTTAAAATCCGTGCTTGATTGCCCGGTATATATGGAAGAGCCGAAGGATAAGCCAGATAAGTTTGTGCTTATTCAGAAAACTGGGGCATCAAGAGTTAATTATATTTATTCAGCAACGGTAGCTCTTCAATCTTATGACAAGACACTGTTCAAGGCGGCTGAGCTTAATGAGGCCGTCAAAAATGCTATGTTTGGAATCATAACGTGTCCAGAGGTGGCGAGTAGTCGGCTTAATTCTGACTATAACTTCACTGATGCAACAACTAAGCGTTATAGGTACCAGGCAGTATTTGAACTTACACATTATTGATGGAGGTAAAAACAAATGAGTGAAAGTGTAAATTCAGCTAATGTAACAGCTGGAAAGCCTAAAATCTCAGGCGCAGTTTATCGCGCACCACTCGGAACAACTCTTCCAACAGATGCCATTTCAGACCTTAATTCTGCATTCAAGAACATGGGTTACGGCTCAGAAGATGGACTTGTTAACAACAACACTCCTGAGAGTGAGAGCATCAAGGCTTGGGGCGGTGATACAGTTCTTACAATCCAGAGTGGAAAAGAAGATACATTCGCCATTACTCTGATCGAGGCAACTAATACAGATGTTCTCAAGGCTGTTTATGGTGATTCTAATGTTTCTGGTGACTTTGAGTCAGGCATCACAGTTAAGGCTAATGCTCAGGAACAGGAAGCTGCTTCTTGGGTTATTGATATGGTCCTTAAGAATGGCGTTAAGAGAATCGTTATTCCGGAGGCTAAAATCTCAGAAATCGGTGAGATTTCATACACTGATTCAGCAGCAGTTGGCTATGCCATTACTCTTACAGCTGTCCCAGATGATGATGGAAATACTCACTATGAGTACATTAAGGGTTCATCCCCGACACTTTAATTAATGGAGGATAGGATAAATGACTGGTACAACAAAAAGCGGATTTGAATTTGATGTTAACGAAGCCGCTCTTGATGATTATAGGCTACTGAAGGCGCTTAATGAGGTGTCTGATGGAAAGACCGGAAAGGTTACAGTGATCATCGAGAAACTTCTCGGCTCTGACCAGGAAGAACGACTCATGGAACACGTTGAAAGTATCAATGATGGAAAGTGTAGCGCTACTGGAATGGTGGCAGAGCTTAACGAGATATTTGAGGCAATAAAGGCAAAAAATTCTTAATCCTCGCCCACATGATCAAAGAAAATGAGGATGCGCTAATATGTGACCTCGCAGAGACATACCACATATATGATTACAGGTCGTTACCAGCTCGCACGGTAGCGACCTTGGCGGTGGGTCTGAGGAATGATTCAAGAATAAAAATGTATCTAAGCGGAGAGGTGTTGTCTTTTGATCAGATGCTCCAAGTCAAGATTTATGATCTTTTGAATTGGCTTGCATGGACAAAGACTAAGAAGGCTGAAAAGGGACACGGAATGCCTGAGCGCTTAGAGGACAAAATACGAAAGAAAGCTG